AAATAGCTGAGATGCAAAAACAAATTCAAGCGTTGCAACTTCAAACCAATTACCAAACCGATGACTTTGCAGAAATGCAAAAGCAGATTCAAGCGTTGCAACTTACCCCGCCGCCAAGGGAGTTCAAACTGGCAAGGTACGGATCTTTTTACGACACCACTACGCAAACAGCCACCACAATCAATACGGCCAAAGCCATTACGTTTAACACAACAGACTTAAGCAATGGGGTGTTTATTGGCAGTCCAACATCAAGGATTGTGGTTGACAGCGAAGGCATTTACAACTTTGACACATCGTTCCAACTTGACAAAACGTCGGGAGGCACGGCAGAGTTTTATTTTTGGTTTAGGCTCAATGGTACAGACGTGCCGGACAGCGCCAGTCAGATCAGGATTCAGGGTAATGATGCTGAGACATTTTCATCGTTGAATTACTTTTTTGACTTAAAAGCCAATGATTACATTGAAATGATGTTTTCGGTGAGCGACCTTAGTGTTGAACTTTTATCAGTTGCCGCCGTTGCTCCAGTTCCAGCCATCCCATCCATAATTCTGACAGTCAACAACAATATCGGAGGTTTCCAATGACCGTTACCGTTCGCGTCCTAGTTCCAGCCAAAACGGTTGAGAATACCCAAACCACCCAGTACACTGCTACAGGTGTTACGACCATCATTGACAAATTCACAGCGACTAACTTCAGCGCCAGTGCAGCAACCATCAGCGTCAACTTGGTGACAGCGGCTGGGTCAGCGGGCAATTCCAACTTGATTACCAAGACCAAAACGCTCCAGCCATCTGAGGTTTACACATTCCCTGAGTTAGTTGGCCAAGTGCTTAGCGCCAGTGACTTTATTTCCACAATTGCTGGAACGGCTAGCGCCATCAATATGCGCGTTAGCGGGCGCGAAGTAACATGATCCACCACCATTTCAGTGCAGGTGTGTATGCAAAAGAAACCCGCATCCCAGCAGGGCACGTTTTGGTGCAACACGCCCACAAGCACGACCATCTGTCCATCTTGGCCAGCGGGTCAGTTGAGATGGTTGTGGATGGGGTCAAATCGGTTGTTGAAGCCCCTGCTTGCTTGGCTATTGCCGCAGGCAAGCATCACGGCATAAAATCGCTCACAGACGTGGTTTGGTATTGCGTACACGCCACCGATTGCACCGATGAAGACGAGATTGACGAAGTGTTGATTGTGCCTGGCAATGTTGACCAAGCACGTAATATTGCTCATTGTTTGAGCGAAGGAGTTTGATATGCCTTGGATGATCCCCGCCGCAATTATTGGCAGCTCACTTTTGGGCGGTAGATCGGCTGAAAAAGCCGCAAATGTTCAGGCGGAAGCAGCAAACCGCGCCGCAGAGTTGCAGTACAAACAATACCAAGAAGACGTAGCACGGCAAAAACCGTTTTACGACGTCGGTGTCAATGCGTTGCCTGAGTTGGTGCAAGCGTCTAAATATACAAACTTTGGGATGAATCAATTCCAAGCTGACCCAGGCTATGCTTTCAGATTGTCTGAAGGTCAAAAGGCATTGGAGCGCAATGCAGCCGCCCGTGGCGGTCTGATCTCTGGTGCGGCGTTGAAAGCCGCGCAACAATACGGCCAAGAGATGGGCAGCCAAGAATATATGAATGCTTTCAATCGCTACCAAGCAGAACGTGCGGCTCGTTTAAATCCATTGCAGTCATTGACTGGTATGGGCCAAACAACAGCGCAACAAATTGGCAGCGCAGGTCGAAGCATGGCGTCTAACGTTGGCGACGCTATGGGTAGTTCGGCTGCGGCTAGGGCGTCTGGTTACGTTGGCCAAGCAAACGCTTTGACCAGTGGTTTAGGTACGTACTTAAATTACAGCCAAGGCCAAAATATGATGTCAGCGTTGCGAGGTGGCGGGGGCGCGTCTAGATACCCTTTGTACGATGCATCTGGAAACCCTACGTCTTAAATTAAGGTTATATCATGCCCATAGATCCTAGAATTTCACTTGGCGTTCAGCCACTTCAAGTTGCTGACCCAATGGCAAGATACGGCCAAATGCAAAACATTTTGGCGGCGCAGTCTCAACAGCAAATGTCGCAAATGCAATTAGAAAACATGCAGCGCGACCGCGACGCATTAACCAAAATGCAAGAGGAAATCACTAAAAACGGTGGCCCGTCAGATTTGACTGCGGCGTCTACTCAGATGATTAAGTCTGGCATTCCGCACTACATGGATCTTGGTTTCAAAATTCAAGAAAAATTACAAAATCAAAAGAATTTTGAGTCTTTGCTTAAAGGTGGAGCTGCACCAACAACCGCAGCGCCTTCTGTTGCGCCCGCGCCTGGCGCATTAGGTTCTGGCACTTTTGACCCAACTGCTTCGCCAGCACCTGTGGCCAATCAATTAGCACCTACCGCAGCGCCCCCTGTTGCTGCTCCAGTCAATCAGCTCTCGCCTGACGTAGCTAATTTGCGCCGTCAAATTGATGCGGCGTATTCTCTTGGAACACCTCAAGCCTTGGCATGGGCACAAGCTAGAGAAAAAGAATTGGGTGAGTTGACCAAGCCTCAAGTTGTAGCAGAAGGATCTTCGGTGTATATACCAGGCCGAGGTTTTGTTGCTACTGCAACTCAAAAAACACCGGCTCCACCAGCTATGGTGGCTGAATATGAATACGCCAAAACCCCCGCAGGCGGCGGGTTCAAAGGCTCATATCAACAGTTTGTAACCGCTCGCGCTGCTGCTGGGCGCGCGCCTTCTCAGCCCCAACCACCTGTTGCAGTTGTTGACCCAGCAACTGGAAAACAAGTCTATGTCACCCGCGAGGAAGCGTTGGCGGGGAAAATGACGCCTGCTGCGGCGATGGAAGGTTTACCACCAAAAGAAATTCAAGCACGTGAGTCTAAATTCCCTGCTGCTACATCCGCTGTCAAGACTTTTGAATCAAGCGCGGACAAGTTAGCTGCTGATTTGGAAAAACTAGCCAATCATCCTGGCTTGTCTGGAATTTCAGGTTTGGTCTACGGTCGCACACCAGCGATTACCAAAGAAGCGCGGGCAGCGCAAGCGTTGTACGACAGCATTGTTGCTCGCGGTGGCTTTCAAGAATTGCAAAACATGCGCGCATCATCGCCCACTGGTGGCGCGTTGGGCAACGTATCAAACCAAGAAGGTCAATACTTGCGTGATGCCTTTGCGCCTATCAATCGTACGCAAGACACCGCCGATTTAAGCAGGTCATTAAAAGACGCGGCTAACGCAACTAGGTCGTCCAAACAACGTGTGCGTGAAGCATACGACATGACCTATGATTACAAAAATCAAGGCGGGGCAACCGCGCCCGCTGCTGGAGGCAAGGTCGTTGACTTTGGGAGCCTAAAATAATGGATGTTCGCCTGCCTGACGGCACAGTCATAAAAAATGTCCCCGATGGCATATCTAAGGCTGACCTCACGGCCAAGCTGAAAGCCAACGGGTACGATGTTGCTAAATTGGAAGCCCCTGCGCCAGCGCAGCCATCTGAAATACCCGCGCCTCGTGCAGAGCCTACAACATACGAAAAGGTGCGTGAGTATGTTGCTCCAACTGTAAGCGCGTTAGGCGCGGCAGGTGGGGCCGCGCTTGGTACTCCGCTTGGCCCTCTAGGCATGGTTAGCGGTGCTGGCTTAGGCTACGGCATGGCGCAAGAGGCGCTTAACTTGGCGGACATTTATGTGGGCGGCAAAGCACCTCGTCAAGGCGCGGCGGCTGTTGTTGAGCCACTAAAAAATGTTGTTGAAGGCGCAACCTATGAAGCTGGTGGCCGTGTTATAGCCCCCTACATTGGTAAAGCAATTGGTGCTGTAGCTGATTTGCGCCAGATCCCATTGCAAAAAGCCGCAAAGATTGCCAAAGGTGCATTGGGCGACGACCTGCCCCAAGTTCTGAACGCGCTTCGTAGCGCGGCTCCAGATGTCAGCGCCGCTCAAGCTACGGCCAACATTACCAATCCCACATGGCAGGCATTGATTGAGCGTCGTTTGGCCAGTGACCCCAAGTTTGTGTTGAACTTGAAAAACATGAACGAGGCTGAAGGTGTCAATGCCTTGGCCAAATTGGCTGGGGGTGCGACTGCTACTGAAGCGCGGGGCACGTCTGAAGTGGCTAAGAAAAATCTTAACGTCATTACCACCCCAATGCGCGAAGCTTCTCTTGGCCGCGCCAACTTGGGCAAATACGTGGCCGATGAAGCCGCTGCTCGTGAAGCAAATGATTTGGCTGTTGCTGTTGGTTCTGGTGGCCAAATTGACCCAGTTCGGTTTGCTACTCAATCTGCTGGTGCTGAAAAAGCTTTGCGTTCGGTCGGCGTCAAGCCGCTGGAAAGCGGTGCGTTGGCTGACAAAATATCCGCCATCCCTAGAAACCCATCGTTGGCCGAAAACGATTTGATTGAAGGCGCTGCAACCAATGTTGCCAACGCCATTCGCAAATGGTCAGAAAATGGTGTGATTGACGCCAACGCGTTGGAAGCCATTCGCAAAAACGCAGTGGACGCCGCAATTGCCAAATTGCGCCCAGGAGCTGATGCGACAACTCAGCGCAACGCCGCCGCATCGGTGATGACCAAGATCAAACCTTTGATTGATGACGCAATTGAAAGCGCTGGCGGCGCTGGCTGGCGCGATTACTTGGCCACCCATGCCAAAGGTATGCAACAAATTGCGGAGAAGAAACTTTCGGGCGAAGCACTTAACCTGTACAAAACCAACAAAGACGCTTTTGTGCGGTTGGTGCAAGGCGAGTCGCCTGAAGCGGTTGAAAAGGTTCTTGGCCCTGGTAGCTATAACATTGCCAAAGAAGTCAGCGATAACACTTTGAGCGTGTTGCAAGACCAAGCAGCCAAGGTAATCCGCGACGCCAACATCAAAACTCAAGTGGCGGGGGGTCAAGACGCACTCAAAGAATTGATGCTGCAAAACTTGTCCAAGTTTCGTTTGCCGTCTTACATCACCGCCGTGGCCGCAACAACCAACAAGGCCATGCAAATTCTTGAAAACAAGATAGGCACAAAGACGATGGGGCTGTTGACCGAATCGTTTAAAACACCTGGCGCAACCGCAGATTTGCTGGAAACTTTGCCTGGGGCTGAACGTAACCGCGTGGCAAAACTTTTGTCCGACCCAAAAAGCTGGGCACAAAAAGCCACTGCGCCTACAACGCTAGGTGCAACAAACGCCCTTGCGCCCGCGCAAGAAAACCAAAACGCTTTGCGCGTTGAAATGCGTGGGATGGCTCCGCAGTATGACTGACGATACTACAACCAAACTGGCGGTGCATGAGGCCGTCTGCGCTTCGCGCTACACGGCGATTGAGAAGTCATTCACCGAAGGCGACAAGCGCATGACGCGCATTGAGTACTTGATCTACATCGTCATCGCTGCGGTTTTGTTCGGCCCAGGCTTTGCCGGTGAGCTGGTCAAAAAAGTATTGGGGCTGTAAATTGACCCGATCAGCATCCTCTTTGCCGCCAATGCTTGCGTTGCCGCCATCAAGGAAGGATGCGAACTCTACAAGCAAGCCAAGGAAACTTTTGTTGAAGTCAGGGAGACTTATGACGAAGTGGCTGGGATTGCGGCTGAGGTCGGCGGTTTTCTTGGCCCCATCATTGCATGGTTCCGAGCCAAGCCAACAGCCAGCGCCAAGCCAGCCAAGGCCAAGCCTGTGGCGAAAAAGAAGGAAAAGTACGTTGACGAAACCAAGGTCATGGCCGACGTCGTCAAGCAGCTCACGGAGTTCTTTAAACTCCAAGAACAACTTGCAGCGCACATAAGGGAAGAGGAAGAGAAGAGCCAAACAGTCTACGACCCCAACGCCAACCTGATGGAAGCCGCGCTCAATCGTGTGATGGCGCTAGACCAGATGGCCAAGCTGGAGGTCACAATCAGAGAGACCATGGTGTACCAAAGCCCGCCTGAGATGGGCGCGCTGTACAGCAAGGTGTTTGAGATGAGGGATGTCATACATGAGGAGCAAGAAAAGGCTAGACTAGCGGAAGAAGCACGTGAGAGGGTCAAGAAGTGGCAACGTCGTCAACAAAGCGAAAAGCAACGTCTTCGTCTGGCAATTCTGGTGGCGGCTCTGTTCCTAGTTGGGTACCTCCACCTGTGGCTCCAAATCCTCCGCCTCAAGATGACACCGCATTTTTGATCATCATCTTCGTTCTGGTCGTGCTCCTCTTGGGGCTGGCACCAATCGTAGTTGACATGTATTTTGAAACCAAGGCCGCACTGGCCGAAATCAAGGCTTGCAAACCATGACCAAACAACTTGAACAAAACTCCACCTACAACCAATTCGACACCGACCACGACGGCGTGGTGACCGACCAAGAATTGGCGCGCTCTGAGCGCATGATGATGATCGAGAACATGGACAAGATGGCTGACCAACAGCGCGTCATGTCATGGGCCGCACTGGCCGCTCCACCAGCATTGATTGCTTTCTTGGCTTCCAACTTAGTCACCTTGGAGAAGGTCAACGCATTGAACGGTTTGGCCACCACCTACTGCGCCGCGATGGGCACCATTGTGGTGGCCTTCATGGCCGCGCAAGCCTACGTGCGTGGAAAGACCAGCGATGCGTAATCTGCTGTCGGGCCTGATTGCCCTGCTGTTGACCTTCGGTGGCGGGTATTTCTACGGCAAGAGCGTCGAGAAGGACGCCCAGCAGGCTGAGGTGGACAAGCTCAACACCGAGGCCCGTGCCAAAGAACAAGCCCTGACCGTGGCCGTGACAACAACTGCTGATGCACTGAGGAAGACAAATGAAAAAGCCAAACAAGCTACACAACAGCGCGATGCTGCTATTGATTCTGGTGCTCTCAGGTTGCGCGTCAAAGCGACCTGCCCCGTACCAGCCGCCGCAGATCCCAGCCCTGCCGCCGGAGATAGTGGAGGAGCGCCATCAGCCGAGCTTGACCGAGAGACTGCTAAAGCTCTTGTCGCCATAGCCGAAGAAGGCGACCGCGCCATCCAAAAACTCAACGCTTGCATCACCCTTTACAACAACGCTAGGAGCGCCCAATGAACTTGTCCCCCAACTTCTCATTGCATGAACTGACCAAATCTGAAACCGCTTTGCGCTTGGACTTGGACAACACGCCTGACGAACAAGCCACAGAGAATCTGCGCCTGCTGTGCAAGAAAGTGCTCCAGCCCGTGCGTGACCACTTCGGCAAGGGAGTCAAGGTGAACTCAGCCTACCGCAGCCCTGAATCAAATGCGGCTGTCGGCGGTTCCAAGACCAGCGACCATTGCAAGGGCATGGCGGCTGACATTGAGATCCCTGGCGTCGCCAATGCCGATCTGGCGCAGTGGATCATGGATAACTTAGATTACACCCAGCTCATCCTTGAGTTCTACACACCAGGTATCCCAGACAGCGGATGGGTGCACGTGTCGTATGACCCAAACAACTTGAAGAAGCAAGAGCTGACCGCCACCAAGGTAGCGGGCAAAACTACGTACCTCAACGGGCTGGTTGCTTAACCTCGGCCTCGAGTTCGCGCAAGTCCATCGCGACGTCGGCCACGCCGTGCCAGTCGCACCGCGCGATCATCACGTGAAGGTACTCGATCAAGATTGCGCGTTGTGTCTCGTAGTCACTGTAGTCGGTCATTTCAGGCTCCTAATGTAAATTGCAAAACTATCGACGGTGTCTTTGCCAAACACCGTCATCTTCTCAATGTGCTGCGCTATCTCTTCGATCACTTGGTCGCGGTAGGGGTTCAGCGCCACTCGCACCGACTCTTTGCGCCATTTGCTCTGGCGCTCGATTTCGTTAAAAGCCTCGTCCTCAAGATCCATTGTTCAGCTCCCTGTACGCTTTGATGGCGTCTTTCAAGTCTTGCTCCAACTGCTGGATGCGCTCGTCCTGTTCCAACAGCTTCTCGTCGGCTTCCTTGGCAAACTTTACCAAGTTCTCACGGCTCCACGTGTCAAACACTTTTCTTCTCCTGAATGCTCTTGGCCAACTGCTGGCGCAACCACTTAGGCCCACCCAGTTTCTTCCACTCTTCGTAGTGCGCTGGGATCAAACGCACCCCGATGTTTCTGTTCACGCTTGTCAGTTCACTTTTTGGTCTTGGCACTTGTGTTGCTCCGCATTTGTTCGGGTTAGAAATATAAGGTTGCACTGCGTACAACGCCAAACCAAGCCCTGCTCGACGACTGTGCTGCGGTCGCCATGTAGGCCACGCACCCTACCGAAGAATGTTCTGATCGCTTCAATCATGATTGTTCTTCTCCTTGAGTTTGGCTTCAATGGCTAATGCTGTGTCCATATGAGAAAGTATCTTGTCCCGATGCAAGTTCAGCAAAATGTCCATACGCTCCTCATTCGTCAGCCCTACCCATGTGCGCTGTGCTTTTGCTTGCCAATAGTGAACGTCACACAAATCGCCTTGGTCAATGTCATCCTTGTATAAGTTAAAGGCGTAGCTTCCGCAATTAAAACCATCTTGTCTAACGTGTTTGCATCTTTTGTTCATGTGTTCTCCTCCCAACGTCTGCACAAATCTTTCACGGTCTGGCTTTTGCGCTTGCCCTTGCACACGTTGCTGATTGACTTCTGCTTGGCCTTTATCTGCAACTGCGCTGGGGTCAGGGGTTTTGGTGGGTCGGCGGGCAACAGGCCCGCCACACCCAGCCAGCAGCACACAGCGGCGACAAGTAGTCGGTCAAAGATCATTCTTCCCCCTCATGTTCTTTAAGCCTGCGCTGTAGCCTGCCAATGCGCTCGACGTTGTAGGTGACGATCGACGCCGCATACTCGACCGCCGATTCTGCTTCCAACTTCTTGATGATGGCCTCGCGCAGTTCCTTGGCGATGATTTCGTTGATCGTCTTGGGCTTGAGAAGCTCTTTAATAAACTTTGATGTTGGGTCAATCCATCTCATGGTTGCTTGGCCTCCTGTAAAAGTTCAATACGCTCTCGTGACGCTCTGAGCGTGGTGTAGCGTTGGTGCAGACGCTCTAGCACCACCACACGCTTGGCGTTGGCGCGCTCATGGTTCAGCATGTCCAACACCTTCTGCTCGTCAAAGGTCTTGAGGTCATTGTTTAGTTTTCGCCAAGTGAGTTGCAATTTTGTCCTCCAGCTGTTTAATCATGTTCATGTTCTTGCTCAACTTACGCCAGGCGGCGTTGAAGTCGCGTTGGTAAATCTTGCGGATAGATTTCTCCGCCTTCAGTTGGGTCTTCCACTTAAGTAATCTCATTTCAAAGCCTCCATTGCAATATCCGACACCGCGCGCTTGTCATGTAGCGCGCCCCAAATCTTCTCGTCCACAGTCTTGTTGGTCATCATCACGTAGACCCAGACGTCGTGGCGCTGGCCTGATCGGTGCAGACGCCCGACGGTCTGCTCGTACAGTTCCAACGACCAAGG